CAGCTAAAAGAATTGAACAGTCTGGTAAAATAGTATTTGAACCAAGCTTATTTGTTTACTCGTCACCAAGACGTTTAAAGGATCAAGGTATAATCAGTACAACTTGGATGTACCTAACAAATTATTTTTCTGTAACATTTAAAAATAAATCAACAACAAATGATTACAAGGATTATAGATGAAACAATATAAAACAGTATTCATATCAGACATCCATCTTGGAACAAAAATGAGCCAAGCGAATCAATTGCTTGAGTTTATGAAAACTTTTGAATGTGAAAAGATATATTTGGTTGGTGATATTGTTGATTGCTGGTCTATGTCAAGAAAAATGATATGGTCGCAATTTCATAATGACGTTATTCAAAAGCTTCTTCGTCGTGCAAGAAAAGGTACTGAGGTAGTTTATATTCCCGGTAATCACGATGATGTAATGCGTAATTATTGTGATAATGAATTCGGTCATATCATTATGGTGAATGAATGTATACACGTTGGAGTTGATGGTAAATTATATCTTGTAACTCACGGCGATCAATTTGACGTTGTTATCCGTAATGCTAAATGGCTCGCATATCTTGGCGGCTGGGCTTATGATGTTAGCATTGATATGAGTCGTTTTATTAATAAAATTAGAACAGTATTTGGTATGAAATACTGGTCGCTATCAGCCTATTTGAAAAACAGAGTTAAAGAATCCGTTAACTTTATTGGCAATTATGAAGAAACATTGTGCAATTATGTTAGAGGTAAAAAATTAGATGGAATTATTTGCGGTCATATTCACCATGCTAATATTCGTGATATTGATAATATATCATATATGAATTGTGGCGACTGGGTTGAGTCCTGTACTGCATTAGTTGAAAACTATGATGGTACATTTGAAATAGTAAAGTGGGTATAATTAAGAATTTCCACCAGCTGCTTCGTGATCATTAACACCTGCAAGTTCTTTGGCTGCATTAATTTGTTTTTCTGCTGCTTCTAGTTCTTTCTTTTGAGCAGATGCAGCAGTTTGAACATCATGCAAATGTCGTTCTGATTCAATTTCTTTACCACGCAATTGAAGAACAATATTAATCTTCTGGTTTAGTCGAATCAAATCATTATCAAGCATACGAATACGATCAATAAGAGCAATGAGAACAGTAGAAGCCTCACTGAGAACAGGTTTAATCTCTACTGTTGCCCATACCCACACAAAGTACACAAAGTAACCCAATCCAGCTGCTGCTATGATTGGGAAACCATATTTGTTAATTAGATCAGCAATGTTATCCACCGTGTGTAAATCCCCAACCAACCATTGCTACGAGCACAAATGCAATCACAACAAATGCATATACTGCATAAGTTTCTACTTTTTCTAAATCCATAGGAATAATCCTTGAAGCATTAGAGTCAAACCAACTGCCATAACACCAAAGCTACCCCAAAACATTAATGAGCTAACTGCAATTATCGAAGCAGATACAAGAACAATTGCCAACTGCATTGTTGAACCAGCAAATGAAATCCATGGTGATTTTTTCTTTGCTAAATCTCTTTCAGCTTCAAGACCAAGAGCTTTTGACATTAACTCTTTCTTACCTTCACCAGTTGATGGCTCAGATTCATAACGAATAGCTGTAGCTCTATATTGTTCTGCTTTAACTTTATCGCCACGAGCTTCCGCTTCATCAGCAGCCGTTTCGTTCATTGTTTGCTTGATGCTTTTAGCCTGATAGAAAGACCAAGTATCATTAGCTTTGATTGTATCTGTGAGAACTGTACCACTTAGTCCATTAGCAATATAAGTATTGAACGCAAGGAATAGAGCGAAAACTGAAATTACGAATCCAGCTTTGTCTTTTAATTTTGCTTCACGTTCACTTCTGGTCATTGGTTTTACTTCTGTCATTATTGGCTCCTATATATTAATCTCGACGAGCGTCGTTCTTACCATCTGCTCGTGCAATACGGTCTACATCTGGCTTTACACCCAGTGCATTACTAACCAAAGTGTCAATACGGATAACGTCATGGTTCATAGTTTTTACGCGATTATCAAGTGCAATAATAATGCCTTTGAGACTTCCTACAGAACTCGTGACACCAGCTAAAATAAATTTCATTGTTAGAAATACAAAATAGCCTCCAGCACATGCTGCAGCTATAGGGAAACCTACATCCGAAACTAGCTTAAAGAACATGTTAATATCCATCGTAAACACACCTTTGTCATTGATTTTTGCATGTGATTGCGGTATATTTAGAACTTAGGAGAAAAGAAAATGATGGCACGAATTCTAGTAACAAAGCGCAATGGTAATCGAGAACTTCTTGATCTGAATAAATTTCATAAGGTCGTGGCTTGGGCATGTGAAGGTATCAATGCTGTATCTGAATCAGAGATTGAACTTAAATCTCACATTCAGTTTTATGATGGTATCAAGACTACAGACATTCAAGAGACTTTGATCAAGGCAGCTGCTGATCTTATCAGTGAGGATACTCCTGGGTATCAGTACGTTGCTGGTCGTCTCATCAATTATCATCTACGTAAGGAAGTATACGGTGACTTTAACATACCTGATCTTGCTAGCCATGTGCGTAATGTGGTGGACGCTGGTTATTATGATGGAAATATCTTGGAGTGGTATGACGCTGCAGAGCTTTCTACTCTTAATAGCTTTGTGGACCATCGTAGGGATTTCAGTATCGCTTACGTAGGTATGGAACAGTTCCGTGGTAAGTATTTGATCAAGAACCGTTCAACTGGAAGAATTCACGAAACTCCTCAGTTTGCGTACATGCTTATTGCTATGGTTCTATTCCGTAATTATCCAAAAGAAACAAGACTAAAATGGGTTAGGGATTTATACGATGCGACTTCTACTTTCGAGATTTCTCTTCCAACTCCAATTATGGCGGGTCTACGCTCTCCTCAGAAGCAATTCAGTTCGTGTGTACTTATCGAATCAGATGACTCTCTTGATTCAATTAATGCGACAGCTTCCTCTATCGTTAAGTATGTTTCTCAGAAAGCTGGCATTGGTATTAACGCTGGTCGTATTCGTGCTATCGGCTCTCCTATTCGCTCTGGCGATACTACGCATACTGGCGTTATACCCTTTTACAAACACTTCCAGAGTGCGGTTAAGTCTTGTTCACAGGGCGGTGTCAGAGGCGGTGCAGCAACTCTTTATTATCCTATTTGGCATTTGGAGGTTGAAGACCTACTGGTACTGAAGAACAACAAGGGCACAGAAGATAATCGTATCCGTGGCTTGGACTATGGTGTCCAATTTAATAAGGTGATGTATGAACGACTACTCTCTGGCGGTAATATTACTCTTTTTAGTCCACACGATGTGCCTGGTCTTTATGATAGTTTTTTTATTGATGTTGACCTATTCAAATCGCTATATCTTAAATACGAAGCCGACGAAACGATCAGAAAGAAGTCAATACCCGCTGTGGACCTCTTCAGTAGTTTCATGCAAGAGCGAAAAGATACCGGACGAATCTACCTCCAAAACGTCGATCACGCCAACGACCACGGTTCGTTCATCAAGGAACTAGCACCTATTCATCAGTCTAACCTCTGCTGTGAGATCGACCTTCCTACTAAGCCACTCAATGATATTAATGATGGTAAACCAGTAAAGAAAAATATTAAGATGACCAAAGAAAATTATCAAAAATATCTGATTTGGCGCAAAAATAATCCAAATACACCGCTCCCCAATTCATAGCGGATATAAATAGTTGTGAAGGAGGAGGCACAACTATGATTACACTTTACGTTAAAACACACAGAGTTACGGGATTAAAATACCTTGGTAAAACAGAAAGAAACCCATATACCTATTCTGGTTCTGGTATTAGATGGAAACGAGAATTAAACAAGTATGGTGATGATGTTGAAACTGAGGTATTGTTTCAATCTGAAAATCTTGAAGACATTAGAGAAAAAGGATTGTATTATTCTGAGCTATGGGATATAGTAGAATCTGATGAATGGGCTAATTTCATAGAAGAAAATGGTTCTGGTGGTGATACTTCTGCTTATAGAGATTATGAAGCAATGAGTAAAAAAACAAAAGGTGTGTCTAAAGGACCACAGTCAGAAACTCATAGGTTAAATAATTCTTTAGGTCATTTAGGTCAAACTCCTTGGAATAAAGGTAAAAAAACTGGTCCTGTTAGTGAAGAAACTAAAAAGAAACATACACTAGCTAGAACAGGTCAGAAACGTGGAAAATATACACTACATAAAGAACCACATGGAACAAAACATCTACAAGGAAAAAAAGCTAGTTGCTTGTGTTGTAAGAGAGAATTTGATCTTGGCAATTTGGCAAAACATTTAAGGAAAAAAGAAAATGAATCTACCATTTAACTTTGAAGTTGTAACAGAAATAGGAAATGACGATGATGAGTATATTTATGTTCTTGGTGAAGAGTTTGAGAGTGAATCAGATGCAGAAATTAGTCTGTGCACTTTGAGTGCCATAAATTGGGGCAAAATTCGTGATCCCGCAGATTTTGAACGACCTTGTACCCTTGCTGTACGTGCTCTTGATGAGTTACTTGATTATCAGGATTACCCTGTCAAAGCTGCTAAAAATTCCACTATGGCCAGACGTCCTCTTGGAGTTGGAATCATTAATCTTGCTTATTGGCTCGCTCGCAATGATCTATCATATCAGCACATTGATAATGACGGGCTGAATAAGCTTCATGCGTTTGCTGAGGCTTGGTCTTATTATCTTATCAAAGCATCAGTTGATCTGGCGGAGGAAAAAGGTGCGTGCCCGAAAAGTAATGAAACAAAATACAGTCAAGGTTTGTTCCCCATACATACCTACAAGAGAGAACTGGACGAAATCGTATCGCCGGAATATCGGATGGACTGGGCTGCATTGGGCGATAAGGTTCAGCTTCACGGCATCAGGAACTCAACGCTCATGGCTCTCATGCCATCAGAAACATCAGCACAGATTAGCAACGCAACGAATGGTATTGAGCCACCAAGATCGCTTGTCTCTGTTAAACAGTCTAAAGATGGCGTCCTTAAACAAGTTGTACCAGAAGTTCGTAAACTTAAGAAGAAATACGACCTACTTTGGGACCAACAGTCACCCGAAGGATATCTTAAGATTTGCGGGGTATTGCAAAAGTTCATTGATCAAGGAATATCCGTTAACACCTCGTACAACCCTAAGTTCTACGAAGATGAAAAGATACCGATGAGTGATATGATTGGGCATCTGTTGATGTTTTATAAGTATGGCGGAAAACAATTATATTATTTCAACACCAATGATGGTGCTGGAGAATATGAAGAAGCACCTTTGGCTGCTGGTGTTGTTGAAGACGAGGATTGTGAATCGTGCAAAATCTAAAAGCGAAGAAAATCAAATTGACTTTTGAAGAGATTTATCGTAGACTAGAAAAACGTGAGATTGTGATTGTACACACTAAGGAGGAGATGGTTCCCCATCTCCTCGACCCTGAAGATATGCAACTCTACAAAATGCCAGAAGGATACCTTGAATATGACAAACGATTCTACTACCGAAAGTATTAATGGTCTTCAAATAGTTGTTCATGAAACAGACCCAACAGCAAAAATCTATATGTTTATAGATGGAAAATATACACATTGGGTTGAGTATGATGTGATGCAAATGTGGAATATGAT